CCATCCTCAGTACTAGGCCATGTTATGAACGTTTTACCTTTTACTATTACACCATTAGCTCCCTCTTGGGGTTGTTGAAATTTAGCGGTATATATTGGATTACTTTTTCTTTCCACTAAAAACTTTTCTATATCTTCTAAAGAATCAAAACTTTCTTCTATGGCTAATGTATTTGGTTTAATATGAAAAGTATCTACTGTACTAGATTGACCACTAAATGGGTTTCCTATTACTTTTATATTTAGACTACCTAAATTAGTATTACCAGAAGTAGCTTGAATAAAACTTAAAGGATATTGTACATTGTTTAAATATAGTGAGTATTTTTTAAATGAAAAAAGTAAATTTCTTAATTCATTAAATTCATCACCTGTAGGTATTAGTGAAGCTTGAGTAAACTCCAAACCGAATGGATTGAATAGTGTATATAAATTTAAGTTTAAATTAGTTTCGTTTGTACTGGGATTAAAAGTAATGTTTGTTGCGGTTTCTCCACTTAAGAAATCTGCCCAAGTCCTAAATTGGTCAAACTTCATAGACGCGGGGAATTTTCTAATAACTTGTTGTACCGCTACTTTTAACCTTTCTCTGAGAGAACCATAAAGTGTGTAATTACTAACTTTACTCCTATCAAACTTTATAAAAACTTCTAATTTGTTAGAAGCTAGTAATTTCGACTCACTAATGTCTGTAATTTGTAAAGTTTCTAAATTTATAGGTTCAGAAAAATTACCTAAAGAAAAATCTCTAGAGTTTTTTTGTGTGAAATTACTTGTAATACCAAAGTTTCCTAAAGTGAACTGAGATGTCCCATCAACAAACTGATTACCAACCAATTTGTCCCCAAATACATCTGCCCCATTTCCTGGGATAGGATTACTATTGTTGTTGTAAAGTCCTGACATTACTGTTGTGCAATATTATTAAACGCTTTTGTAAAGTCTATATTATTACCTCTATCTTGTCTCACCTCGTATAGGGGTGCTCCAAATTGGTCTCTTGTTTCGTATAAATTATACTGTTTATAAATATTATTACTACTATCGTAAATAGTGTAGATTCCATCACTAAGTGATTTGGTTTGATTACCATATAAAGCTATACCTAAACTATCTATATCATAGTCTACCATTTCTATTTCAATATGTACTGGATTAAAATGTGTGTTAGTTATTATGACTGATTGTGCTGGTTGACCTATAAAAGGTAAAGCTGTGGGTTTGTTTGAAGGAGCTGACGTTGGTGTTAGTGTACAAAATAAAAGGTTACTTCCTCCGTTAATATATCGGTATCTGATAGCTTTTTGGTTACTATTTGTTAAATTTTGGGTTATAGGTTCACAAAAAAATGAAGAGGTGATTAACCTATAAAAATTAGGTATTTTAGTACCGTCTTCATTTAAATATTCAATTCTATACCCCACTAAACCATTATTGACAAATTTATTTCTAGATTCGGTAGGGACATTATTTAAATCAAACACTAATCCTTTTACGTTAGGTAATGAAGAAAGTACTCCACAATCAGTAATCGTAGTTCTAATTTCTAGTGGTCTAATTATAAGGTTGTATATACCTTTACTACTAAAATCATTAAACGGTAATCGTAAATTATACATCCCACCTAATAGTTCAATACCAGTATTTCCTCCTGTCTCAGTATTGTGGTAGTATGGTGTCAATATACTTTTAGCGTCTAATTTTTTTATTGTAGCATTTTCTACCGATTCTCGTGATTCTGTATATAAAGAAAGTATTTCAACATTTTCCGGAGAAACGTCTGACAATCTTTTAATTCCATAAGTACCTAAAGCCATTTTCTATTATATTTGTTCTTTTATGTTATAAAACCCATAACCATAAATTATAAGTCCACCAATAGTTCTAACTTCACCTAATCTTTGGTTTGTTTCAAACACTGATTGTTTACCTCTTTCAATAAATACTTCTGATTGTATTTCTGTTGGTTGACAAACGTTCATTAATACTTCTTCTTTTACTAAAGGTTCTCTACATAATTCCATCAAAGAACCATCTAAGAAATTAGTCCCTTCTTCTGGAAAGTCTAAAGAGTATAGGCAACTACCATCATCTAACGTCGCGTTAGGGTTAAAATTTATAGCGTTAGGGTCTGTACATCCTTCCGTACTATACACACAACTTCCATCATCGGTATTAGCTAATGGATTATAGTTCAAAGCGTTCGGGTCTGTACAACCAGGACCTTCACCAGGTATACTATAATCACAACAAGTTATATCTGGAATTAAATTATCTAAAACAAAACTTGCGGTTACTGGTTGTGGGAGTGGGGTTGGGTTTATGTTAGGGTTCTGGACATTTACTACCATTGCTTGAGCTTGTAAAGTAAGTCCACCACATACTGGAGTAGTGTTGTAGTTAGTTGCTAAGGGGTCAACACAGCCAAATGCATATACACATGTATCTTGTACATGAATTGTAGCATCTTGATTAAAATTTAAAGCTGAAAATCCTGGGTATTGTGGGGAGGGCCAAATCCCTCCATTTGTTACTCCACCATCATCTTTACAACCAGGTACTGTGATTTGACTGCAACTACCATCATCTGTTAATGAAACTACTGGGTTGGTAGGTACGAATCCACCGTTAGGTAAATTAGGGTTTAATGGTATCCCACCTAAAGGCGAGACTCCACTCACTGGCCCACAATTCCAAACACTTAAAGACGGGTCTGCACAGGGTTGACCTGTAGCTGGGTCCATACAAAAATTAGCGTTATCTGGTGCATTACCAGGTCCAGTATCTACAGTACAAAAATAATTATTTTGATTTCCACTATTGAAGGTGGGGTCGGTACACCCAAATTCTTGAAAGTTACAACATGACACATCATTTGTCCCACTAGGGTCAACCGCGTTACCTTCACAATCTAAAATATTCAGTGGTGAATAGTTAGCGGCACCTGGTAGTGTACAACCTTGATTGTTACACTGGCAAAGTGGTTTGTCAGCACTATTTGTTACATTATTACCACTTTTATCCCAAAATAGTCCATCACCATATAAATCAGATTCAGGTCTATTTGAATTCATTTGGTTCCACGCTCCTTGTGAAAGTTCTCCACTTCCACCACAAGCGTTCCAGGTTTCTATATAACAAGTATCACTGTCGTCTGGGTCATACCCAGTAGTTACAATTTCTGGTGAACCCGCAGGGTAATAATTTAAATAATTAGGATTGGGTAAATTTACGAATGGTAGAAATTCTTCATCATCAATACATGCACTACAATTAAATCCATTACCATAACAAGTACCAGCACCACCATTACAGTTTCCACTTGAATCTGCTTTATTTGTTTGAGCCATCCCATCACAATTTAATAGTGCTTGAGAATTATAACTACCAAAATTAGGGTCTTTACACCCAAAACTAACAAATGTACAACAACCGTCAAAGTCCATAAAACTACTAGTGGGTCCACCTGCAGCTGTTACATCAAAACTACTTTTTCTGTGCCACAAATGAGATTCGTCGCTTGTTGGGCCTCCAACTTGACCCCAAGCGTTACTAGCGTTCATTTGTGGGTGTAGATAACCTTCAAACCCATTCTGACTTAGTTTAAAACCCACATTTTGTGTGTAACCCAGTCCGTCTATAAAGATTTCAGTAGATTTTGATTGATTGTTGGGGTCCCTACTACCAGAACGAGTCCATATTAATTTACTTCCCGACGCTCCCGCGTTTCCTTGACTATCATATTCTGGTGGTTCACAATCAAAATAAGCTTCTCGACTAAAATTACAAGGAGGGTAGTCAGCTAATGAAGTATTAATACCTGAAACAGCCCAATCTTTAAAATAACTTTGTGTTAATTGCATACAATTTGACTGACATGTTCCGTTGGGTGAACCAATATAACCTCTACTTCCTGGGGCTGTATTATTAGTTATAATTCCAAATGAATTAGGGTTAGTACATCCAAAAGCGTTATTTAAACCAAAATAACATTGGTGCCAACTCTTTTTCCAACCACTTCCCCAAGTATTTTTACATGGTTGTCTAAAATTTCCTGAACCACTACCCGTTTTTGAAATGTGTGGTCTCCAAACTTGGTTGGGACATCCTTTACAATTTCCTCCAATCGCGAAAGCAGTAACAAAAGGGGTATAACTATACGAATATACCCATTGTGCAGTTGATTCAATTCTAGACATCATATCACAACAAAATCCTCTAGAAGCACCGTCATTATTCGTGTTAAACCCTTTATGGTCAATTCCACCCGCACAATCACTATTGGCTGTTGGTAATGCAACTACCCCTGCATTAGGATAATAAGCACCACAAGGATTTCCTTTTCCATCGTTCTTACCAGCCATTTTTTATTAAATTTATTGCCATAACGAATACGTTAATAAGTTTATTCCCGAAATATTTTCCCAATGAGACAAATTAAATGTAGGGTTGGTTGTATAACCACCCGCCCACACTATACCGTCTGAGTCTTGGTAGGGTACTATATCTTGAGTATTAGAGTCCACATAAGTTAAATCTATCCAACTAGGACAACCCTCAACTAGGGTTTGGGTGTTAGTTGTAATATCTATAACTCGTGTACCTTTAAATGTATATGTGTTTCCTTGGTAGTAAACCTTTTCATCCATTTGTAAATTAATAGCTGGATTATATTCTGTTATACCTTCATTGGGGGTAGATTCCATATTAGAAGTTCTACGTTCATCCCTACAAGGTAGACATGCTTGCCATTCAGGACTACCATAATTAGGTGTGGATTTACAAGAAAAAATTAAAGCATTCTTGGGTTGACAGTACCAACAACAACCATCATAAGCTACTGTAGTGCCTTGTACATACTCTATATTAGGGTCCCAAGAACCTTTAGGGGTTGTTTTTCCAAATTCTTTACAGTCACAACCTAACACATATTCTTCTTCATTACAACATTCCCATTCTAGATTGTTTGAATTCCAACCATCACTTTGTGCTGCAAAGTACACATCATTAAAACTATAAGCTGTGTAGTTAATTTGATTAATTGTATATGCGGTATATTCTTCGTTACTTTCAGTAATAAATCCTTCAGCCTCTTCAGTTAAAGCAACATTTTGCCCAATAGGTGGTAAAGACCCGTCTCCGTAACTTTGGAACATTCCTAAATTATTATTAGTTGTTGTACCTGTAACGCTAAATGGGGTTTGAACATAATTAGAACTAAAGTAGTCGTAAACATCTGGATTACTATCACCACTGTAAATATAATTTTGTGGTATTTCTACACAAGCTGTAGGTGAACCGACGTTGGGTGGTTTAATTTCTACAGTCCCAAAAACGTTAGGTATGTTAATTTGAGTCGTATAAGGTAAGTTTATAATTTTACTTATTTTAGTAGTTCCCCAGGGATTTACTTGACTTACAGTGATTTTATATTCTCCAGGTGTAGAGTAAGTATGGGTAACATTTGCGGGGTTACTGTTCATAATATCGGCATTTCCATCACCCCAATCCACATTAAAACTACCAAAAGTTAAAAATCTTTTAAATTCTGTATCTGAAGTATTTGTAACTGTAACCAATAAATTATCAGCTGTATATAAAAAATTATTAATAACATTTCTTTGTATAGCTAACCCGTCAAACGGTGTATAAACACCAATATCATTAAAATCTTCTGTTATTATAATAGGAACTGTAAATCCTGTTAAACAAGGTGGTGGTGATGGTAATTCATTTTGACCTGTCTGTGGGTCTACCCATTTTTTACACCAATAATTTTCTCTAATTTCTGCATTCCAATAATTACAATAACCGTTGTTATTAAAGTAACAATTACCACAATTTTGTCCTGATGGTACACCACTAGAAGTCTGAGAAATATAAGTAGACGGTAAGGCAGGGCTTAGAGCTTCTGTTTCTCCAGGGTAGAATAACCTTTTAATTTTAAATTTGTAATCTTCCATTATGGTGAGTTAAAGTACTGGTAAAATTTTATTCGATTATCCGCAGTAGTACCTACTCTTGAGTTAGTTTGTGTGTTAAAAACACTATATGTGAATCTATCTCTATTTAAATTAACCCTATAATAGAAATTTTCTTCTGGTTTGAAAACAAACGGGTTAGGTAAGGTGTTTTGTGGTTTATTTAAAAACTGTGTTACTTCACCACTTTTACCATTGTAAAATTTTGCTGACATATAAAATACAGTAGTTTTAATAAAACTTTCTTCTTTTAACCAATAAATGTAATAACCTTCACTATTATCTATAGGACTTAAAGTAAAGGAAGGTCTAACTACGTATTTTTCTCCTTCGGGTTTACAATTATATCTACCGTCTGGTTTTCCGTCAACTGGACAAGATAAATCCAATGTAGGTCTAAATATTTTTTCCCCATTAAGAGGACTTAAAATTAAAGATATGAGTAATTTTTGTTCGTTTCTTAATGGACTATCATATAAGTCTAATTTAAAAAAACTTTTAACAAAACTTTTTTCATTTCGATATGTTTGTTCTGGTGTAAATCCTTGATTATCGTAACCATACCAAGTACTACTATTAGATGGGTCATAAGGAGAATATATAGTAGCTTCTGCATTAGTTGGGTATAGAGCTTCCAACCTAGGCCCTAAACAAGGTACTACCCCATCTGAATTAAAACCTCCACTAGCTAATGGTGTTAAAGGATAGGTTAATGTTAATGGATTAGCACTAATTAAATTACCAAAATTAAAATCGTAAAAAGTGTTTGGACTAGGGTCTACTGGATTTTTATTGTCCCCAGGAAAATAATCGTGACTATACTGAGTAACTTCATAATCTCTTTTAAGGTCTAACAATGTATCTATAACACCATCTTCGTATTCCTTTATTAAATCACCCCTACCAAACTCATCAGTAGTATGTTTAAGAGGAATCACAATTCTTCTATTTAAATCTCCGTCTTGTCTTTGATTTAACCTTATTCTTAATTTATTCACAGCCATCCTCTATAAAGTTTTCATTTGTGTTAGTTGCCGCACTTAACTGATAAGTATCTTTATTGATAAATGCATTTGCTCTAATTAATCTATTAACAAAAAAACTAATATCTGTCATAGGATAATGTGAAGCGTTTATAAAAGGATAATCGACCCCCGTGTTACCCTCTATAAAACCAATGTCGTATATGTCTCTCCATTTCCAAGTTTTTTCTATTTCAAAGTAAGTCGCATAATCAGGAACATTAGCAATTTTTCTAGGGTCACCACTTTCTATATAATCAGAATAGGTTCTTATTGGGACTGGATAATGTGGTTTATATGTGTAACCACCCTCACCATCTAAGTTATAAAAAATATCAGAATTAAATTTAAAACTATGCTGAATATCACTAATAGTCCTTTCTTTTAAATCGTACTTATTATATTCAGTGAAAGCTCCTCTTAGTTTATCACCAGGAACTAGGGGTAAACCAGAATTTAAACTTCCTACAGTGGTATAAATAATGTTAGAAATAGGTTGTGGGTCACCAGGATGACCTCTCACTATATTACCACTAAAGTTAGTGTCTGCAAAATTATAAGGAAAATTCCAATCCCACCCATAACGTGGTGGGTAATCTAAATAACCTAAATTATTTCTCAACATTACAGTTATGTAAAGTGTGGTTATAGGTCTTTGTAAGTTATCTAAATATCTTTTGACATTTATATCTTTAGTAAAAGAATATAGGTATGTCGGGTAATCTTCTTTTATTGCTACCCTTTCTATAGCGTCTGGATTTTCAAATTGACTCTGAAACTTTTTTACTGTTTTAAATACACCTTCAGCGAAGGCACATTTATTAAGAGTATAATCTTCCACATCAGTAATAATTTCATGTTCAATTACATAATAACTAGACACACTACTATTATCATTTAAATTAATTTGTCTTTTAAAGAGTCCTAACGTATTATCGTTAATTAAAGGTGATTGTCCATTATTAACAGAAGGAATGTATAAATTAAAGACATGTTTGTCAGATTTTCTTTTACTATTCCCTAAACTAAAAATTGGGTAGGTTATTTTTCCATTTGTAAAGCCTGGGTATTGATTAGTGGGTATATTTAACCTAACATATTCACCCATTTTTAAACCGTGGGGTGCACCACAAGTAAATTCTAATATTTTTTTACCACCAACTACTCTGTTTCTAATATAAAAAGGTATACCTTCGTTTGCTAAAAAGTTTAAAGTGTCACCCCCTTCAAATGGGGTATATGACATTGGTTGTTCTCCGTCACAATCGTAGGTGGGTATGGTAACATCCGACCTTAAAAAATCAAAATGTTTATATTCTGGATAACCTTTAAACTGTACATTACCCCCATTAAAAAAATCACCAATAGTATACAAACTATAAATTAAATTAGATGTTGTCTGACTTGCGGTACCAGAAAAAGCGTTGTCAATATAAGGTTGTATTTTACCGTATAGTCTGTAGTTAGAGAAATTTTGTCTTTCTGTATTATACCTTACAGAAAGATTGAGGGGCACACTTCTATCACCCTCAATAAGTTCTCTAGAATCTTCTTCTAAATTAACGTTTAACAAGGTATCGACAGGTGGAGCACCTTTATACTTTTTATCTGCTGGAATTATTCTATAAGGATTACTCATCATCTTTTGGGGGTAAATATTCATTTATAAACCTTTCATAGGCTGAACCACCAGGTCTTAGACCAAAATAAAAAAACAATCCAGTACCTAACCTGTAGGTAGCACTAGGTTCTAAACCACCTGTTTGACCAGTAATAGAATTTACAAAAAAACCAAAACCTGGTGGGGTTTGTGCTCCTTCATAAAAATAAGGACTAATCCAGGTATCTGGAACATTAGGTTCTGGTCTTTCATAATATAGACCTTGTTGATACCCAATAACGTCCAGTCCTGTAGCTCCTTCATACCCATAATCATTACTGTAAGTACCAAACGTTGTACCCGCAACTTTCCAATCGTAATATGGCACTACTTGGGTGTGTGGTACACCGAAACCACCACCCATTAAACAAACAGTTAGAGGAAAATCTCTTGTAGCTAAAGGGAATGGTGTCGTCGCGGTAGTTATTTTAGTTTCACCTGGTTGTTCTGATAAATCCCAAAGATATGGGTTTCCAACAATGTTAGGGTCATTAAATTGTTCAGGCATAAATTTACTAAACCAGTTTGTGGGGTTTCCGTTCGGTGCTCCATAATATGGGTCGTCAGTGTCTGTAGAAAAAACTGAAATACCTAACATATTATTAGTAGCTAGTAGTTGTGCTATGTCTCCATCAATAACTCTGTTTCTATAATATCCAGGAGCACCTACACTCACACCATCACCAGGACTTCCAAATCTTTGATTACCTTGATTTCTATTAAAAGGAGCTCCTGGTTCCGCGTCTGCACCAAACCATTTGTTTATTCCAGACCATAAAAACTCTTTAAAATTATTAGTAGCTGCAATTTTTCTTTCTATAATCATACCTAATAAATGTTCGCTGTTTTGGAAACTGGTAGGTTTTAATCTGTCTACCACATAACATTTGTCTTTATCGTATAATTTTTCTTCTTGACATATTTCGTCAATACATGGGTCTAGTGGACCTAAGTCCATTATTGTTGTAGGGAAATTAATACCATATTTTTGTTGTTTCCCATCAGCTGGGTTATCTGCAGTTAAAGTAGATTGTAATGTAAATTCATCTCCAGTAAAAGGACAAGAGCGATAGTAGTAGTATTTTTTGTCTTCTTCTATTTTTTCATAAATAATTCTTTTAGAATACTTAGTAATTTGGTCTATCTCTGGTATTAACTTTCCTGAGTCGTCTAATTTTTTTCTCTTTCTTAAAAATTTATAGTGGTATAATACACCATTTATCCAATTATTACTAAATTTCATGTTAAATATACCCTCACATAATCCACTATATATATTAGCTAATATTCTCCATTGATTTAAACTTCTATACATGTGGTATATACTAGTTATAATAAAACCTAATAATACGAGACCACTACCTAAAGCAACACCTAATAATATAGACGAACCACCATAAGGAATAGCTGAAGCGACAGTGATAGCACTCATAGCGATAATAAAAGTATTCCAAACTGATTTTCTCCATTGTAGGACATAACATCCTTTAGGTTTTGCTGGTCTATTAGGGTCACCTTTCCAAAATAGTGCATTCTGTACTTCATCCCCATTGTCATCTTTTGGTCCAAATCCTACCATGTAAGGTTCATTATTACAATCATTAACATATTCTGGTGCGTCTGCAAGGGTTTCTTGTACTTTTTGTTCGTCGGACACAAATATTCCCAATATCGGGTCTAATTTAAACTCGTAACTACTTCCACAATAACAAGGTTCACAGTTAGGGTAATTAAAAATTCTTCTAACAACATAAAAACTATGTATAATACTGTAAGCTAAGGGGAAATAAAAAAATATTAATAACAAAATACACATAATAAGTGTGGGTATCCAGGTGGACAGACTAGCTCCAAATAATGAAGCGGCGATGGATGCATCAAATGGATTCGCTACTACCGCGATAGATGCAATTGCTTGAGTCATTTCTGCTGAAGAATCATTACAGTAGTTTACATACTGATAGACCATCATTAATAAACTTACCCCTCCTGCAAAAGCTCCTAATAATATTGTTATTAATTGAACTACTCTATTAATTTGTTGGGTGGCGAACGATAAACTACCTCCTCTAAATGCGTCATTAACAGGGAATTGGTTATTTGGGCAAGGACTATCTGGTGAAGGGTTAATAGATTTTATACCTAAAAATCTCCACCTACTATTAGCTGTAGTTAAAGCACTTCCTTTTCGTATATTTAACCTATAGTTGTCAATAAAACTACTTACAGTATAAACTCTATTAGGTCTAAATTCATAAAAATAATCAGAAGCTTGGTACGCTGGTGAATTTAAGACGGGTGCTGGGTCTGGGTAGTCTTCAAAATTTTCAGAAAAAGTATATGAAGCGTCAATATTGTCATTATATTCTCTAAGGTTAGGTACCAAATACCTACCACTCCTAACTTCACCACCAGACGCGTCTAAAGTTACCCTAAATCTGTACCTTGCTCTAGTAGGTATCCCTACTTTTGGGTCTGAGGATATAATCTGTTCACCATATTCATTAGTAACTAAAAAATCTAAATTCATGGGTAACTGTGTTACCCAAGCTCCATTTCCATCAATTACTTTACCCCCATTATCTAATGTAAAATTTTCTAAAGTAGGACATCCTTCATCATCTTTAATAATAGTATGTCTTATAGCTTCTATTGTTCCAGTCCCAGTAGTTAAGTCACACATGGAACCTTGTTTCTTACTTGGTGCTCCACTTATATCTACATAGTTGTTATCGTTATCTGTTATAACTGAACCCATAAATGTAGCACTAGGTATTATCTCCACACCAGAATCCCTTAAATCAAAATCCATTCTTGTAATACCTATACCACACAATTCGTCATCACCCCAAAAAGGAACAACTTCAACAGCTTTATTTTGTATAACAATTTGTGGTAAAGTGTCTAAGTTTTCGGATGTTTTAAAATCTAAAGAACTTTCAAATTGGCTAGGGCTAAGTCCTTGTCTAATAAATTGATAAGGTCTCATGGAATAACATCCAATATCACTAACGTCAATACTTGCGTGAATATTTTGATTACCTAGAGGAACACCCCATAACATATAATCACCACTTTCATTAGTTTTAGTAGTATATTTGTAATATTTTTCAAAAACTTCTAATACAATAGGATTATTTATAACTTCTTTAGCTGTAAAAAAACTACCAGTAGCTTTGTGATTACAACTTTCAGACTCTTTAGGTAAAAGGTTATATCTATAACCTTCTTCATTTTTATCTGTTACTGTTTTATATGGGTATAGTTCAGAAATAACTGGGTCTAGTTCGTCTTCCTCACTAATAGGTACAAATATAGAAATTTTAGCATTAGGTATTCCAAAACCACCGTTGGCAAGAGCTCTACCTACAATCACACCATAATCCGCACACATTCGTGCATAGACATCAGACTTAACAATTTTAAGACTTAGTATTTCTAATTGGTCGAAATCTTGTTCTAATGTTAATTGTATGTGTTTGTCCGAATTGGTTTCTGCTTTTATCCTATATGATTTTGCCATACACTTTCTTTTATAAAATAAATAGTTATGTAGTTAAAATCAAATTTAAACTAAAGGACAAATATGTAAACCTATTATGATACTGTAGCTTGTAATGTAGATTTAACTCTTACCACAATATCTTTTGTTGGAAATTTCACTTGGAATGACTGGGTTGGTTGTGAAAACACCACTCCGTCAATTAGTTCTATTTGTTTAGTTGCTGGGTCAGAGTATCTTTGTGATACTTCATTACTAGAGTACTGACCACCGACTTTATTATATAATCTTAAGTCAATTAAATTTATTACCCCATCCTGAGATGAAATGTTTTTGGTTAATTCACCAACAAAAAGGTCTTTACCCATTTCTCTATTGTTAGGTGAAAAGAAAGATTGTGTCGTATTAATTACATTACTAATTATGACCCCACTATTAAATGAAGGGTCTATTAATAAATCAATTTCAATACCTAAATCTATTACTTGTGCTGGTGAAACCACGATATAATCATTTAACATTCTAAAGTCAGATAAATAATTAGCTATATTTTCCATTAAAGTAGTACTTACTCTGGAAGTTAGACTACCGTCTGTGTTATAAGAAAGTAAGTTAACAATTATTTTATTTTCAATTTCCATTATACCACACTTTGCTGGAGCACCAAATACTGAAGGCATGGTATCAATTAATGATTTATAATCTTGTATAGTTACCGCTCTTTTTTGTGCAGCGAAATTAAAACCAACGTAATTTCTAACTTCTTCCACACTAGGTTGGTTAGCCCCACCTACCGCGGCAGTCACATTATTAACTTGTAGTGAGTTTTGTACTGATTGGTTTATATTATTATTGGGCCCATTTATTACAAAATCTATGGTTCCTAAGTTGGTTATACTATTTGGACCTACGTTTGTGGTTTTGCCACCTCCGACTCTATATTGAATAAAAATAGTACTATTACTTTTAGGTGTACTACCTAAAGATAAGTTATTCATATATTTACTTAAATCCATAGCTAGTCCTTGTTGGGTGAAATCATCTAAACTATCTTGGCCACTACTAGTACCACCACCTAATGTAAGATAAAAGAAACCTTCAGGGGTGTATTCAGTTATAAATCTCTGATTAACACTTTCCCATTTACCAACTTTAACACCAGGTAAATCAGAAGGTTTAGTGGTGTCTACCATAAAAACTTTATCTTGAGCTAAAGCATCTACCTCATACCATTTGTTATCAGAAGTTAAAAATTCAGTAGCTTTAGGTATAGCTTGTATATTAGTTCCGTCTTTTTGTATGACCCCTGTAACACCTAGTACATTTTTTTCAGGTAAAAATATTTTTAAAAATGGTGAAACATTAACATCTGTTATAACTTTTTTGAACACTTTGGTAATACCGTTAACCACTACCTCTCTTTTAGTTATGGTATAACTTACTATGTTACCATTAGCATCAAAGTTTGGTACTTTAGTTCTGTTGGGGAACCCTGTAGAGTCAAATGGTAATGAAAAATCCACATCGTGCACATTTTCAAACACTTGACCAGCACCTACAACTTGTGAACCTCTCCTCAATGTACCTAAATATCTAAAATCTTCTTTATCCCCACCACCAGAAGTTTGTAATATTGGAACGGTAAGTGAAAAATCACAAACAGAAACAGATGGTCTATTACCTGGTAATTTTAAACCATATGTCCTAGCTATATTATATAGGGAAGACCTTTGATTTGCGTATTGTAATACTGTCTCTTGTAGGGACCTATCTATATGGTAATGTAAATTATCTGCAACCGCAGCATTTAAATCTAAAAATACAGAAAATATGGAAGCGTCATTAGCATTCTGTATTAAATCGGGATATTGTTGTTGTACATAAGTTAATAGTTCATTTCTTATCCCTACAAAATCTCTTTCACTGTACGATATTTTATTATTAGCCATATTATAAATTTATTATTACAAAATCTTTAGTTTCAAAAGCTTCATTAGTAATTGTAAATTCTAAAGTTACTTTTGCGGTGTGTTCTTTAGTACCTTGACCAGCTACTCTATAAACTCTAGGGTCATTATCAGCTACAACAGTACCTGGTAATTCCTCAGCTTCTAATGCTGGTTCTATTTTAATATTATCTATTTTGAGGTTAGGGATGTACTTGATTACTTGTTCTCTAATTTCAGACTGAATGGAATCGAAGGTAATATTATCCAAAGGTTCAAAAATATATTCATATAAGGTAGTTGCAAAATCTGGTAAAAAATATCTACTGCCTTTCCTAGTTAATAACAAATGAATTAAATTTGCTTTTATTTCATCTTCAGTAGTGGGGGTAAGTTGCAAATAGTAACCATCTCTACTGTCCTGAAAAGGAAAATCTATTCCGTATGTTGAAGAAGTCGGCATTGTTTTTTATTTATAAATACTTTAAACTTAAAATCTATAGTGTAATTGTTAATACATTTGAATTATATAAGTGTGGTTTACAATTTAGTCCGTAGTTTTCCACCACTTCTTTTACAACCCCTTTAACAACTTTACTATCACCAGTCACAATTTCTAATTTTTTACTCCCGAATTGTATATGGTCATATATGAAAGAATCCACAACGTCTATAGTATTATCTATTTTGTAACCGTGTAAGTCTAGTTTATACATTTTCTTTTAAAACGGTATTAGATTTTTGGTATGGTGGCCAATAAGGGCAATGTTTACATTTACCACCACAACAAGAACCTTTTTTTATATGATACTTTTCTGTCAGTACCATTTTATTATTTTTATCTAAGTAAAAATCTTCTTTTTCAAATTTTAAACACATATTAATAAATACTAACCTTCACAACTAACACACTCTTCCATTGCTTTTGCAGCAATATCACCCCTTAATACACTTTCAGTCCTAACATAATATAGTGTTTTAACTCCCTGTCTCCAGGCTTCAAGGTGAACTTGGTTTATCCATTTTGGTGTTGCTTCTTTAGGGAAAGCCAAATTTAACGAGACTGCTTGGTCAATAAACTGTTGTCTTACACCAGCTTGTCTAACTAACTCTAATTGGTTCACTTCTTTAAACGTTTTAAAGACTTCTTTGACTGGTACAAAATCTATGTGTGTGTTTTCTTTTTCTTTTATATTAGTAATTTTACCGTTTACGTAACCCCAATTATCCAATTCTTTAATGTCCTGTACACTCCCACCGTCAGCTAATATTTTGTCCCAAGTTTCTTTATTGTTTATACCTATTTTTCTAAATACTTTTTCTAACTCTCTATTTTTTCTAATAAAAGTTCCTTTAGCACTCTGGTCCGTGTATACATTTGCGGGTAGTGGTTCAATACCAGAACTTACTCCCCCCGCTAATTTAGAGTTCGACACTGTAGGTGCTACCGCTCTTAGGTGACTATTCCTAAAACCAGTACCTACACACCATAGTGGCTCACCATATTCTGTAGCTAAGTCTCTAGAAGCTTGTTCAGATTCTGTTTTTATTTGACCAAAAATTCTACGGGTTTCAAATTGAGCTGGGAGACCTTCAAATGGAATTCCTCTTTTCTGTAAGAATGTATGCCATCCAAGAACACCTAAACCTAAAGCTCTTCCTTTTTCCGCACTTCTAACAGCGTTTTCAAAACCTTTTCTGTATTTAGCTTTTTGTAAAAACTCTTCAAGGACACCGTCTAAAAACCAAGTTGCGGTATAAATTAAATCTGTATCTTTCCATTCATCATACTTTGCAAGATTTAATGAACTAAGACAACAAACAAAACTATGATTTTCATCAGTATGTAAAACAATTTCTGAACATATGTTGGTCATATAAACTTTAAGACCATTCTTTTTATATGATTCTGGATTAGTCTTGTTAACATTACCTCGATACATGATATAAGGTTCTCCTGTTTGTCTACGTTTTTTAATTAACGAAGCCCATTTCTGACGTGACTCTTTATCACCAGCTTCTAATTTTCTCATGAATTTATCTCCGACAACGGCACATTGGTGAAGATTAAGTGATTGTCTGTTAACATCTCCTTTAGGTTCTCGTATTTCAAGCCAATCCATAAAATCTTTATGTTCGATATTAAGATTAACTGAAGCGGCTCCTCTTCTTACCGCACCTTGGTTAGTTGCTAGTATTGTGGAGTCGTATATTTTACAGAAAGGAACAACTCCGTCACTAGTACCATTGTCTGTTATAGTAGCACCAGCTGGTCTGATTTGATTTATTCCAATTCCAACACCACCTCCGTGTTTTGCTAATAACATCATTTCTAGATTTTTACCACCTATATCTTGAATTGAGTCAGCAACATCAATACCGAAACAACTAATAGGTAATCCTCTTTCAGTTCCAGTGTTACTTAATACTGGGCTAGCTAAACATAACCACCCTTTCCAAATATAATCAAAGAATTTAGTAGCTAGTTGTGGTTTACCTAATCTTTTTGCTACTGTAGTACATACCCTCCAGTATGCGTCTTTTGGTTTCTCTCCTGGTAGTAAATAACCATTAGAAATAGTTTGTATATAAACTTGTGTGTTTGCCCAACTTGGGAAGTCTACGTCTACCTCCCAGCCCAAATGTTCTGCGTAATTTTTCATATTTAATATTAAATTTTATTATTTAAAATAGGGAATCTTCATCCCAATCGTCATCTTCACCAGCTTTACTATAATCAGT